GTTTGCAGAGTTTCGGTAAGGATCTTACCTTCTTCTGCGATTGCTTTTTCTTGGTTTTCCAGAAGTTGTGCGACAACTCCTTTCTTGTAGGAATCACCAATCTCAGGGAGAGAATCGTGCTCAAGAACGGGTGCCCACTTTTCTTGGAGGTTTTGGAAAGACATTTTGTTGCTCCGAAATTTAAAAAAAGTAGTTTTTACAAATTAATCATTTAGACCACATCTTAAGTGCATCGACATACTTCGACATCGAAGTAGATGCAGTGTCTTCTACAAGGGGTACGCCTTTATCTTCGGTAGGATCAGTTGCCTCAGCAACTACCTTGCGAGTAAAGTAAGATTCCTTGATAGTTTCGACTTTATTTCTAAAGTCTGCTTCAGTTTCAAACTCAACACCCTCTGCGAGAGAAGCAAGCTTCTCCTTTTGAGTCTCAGAAAGACCCGCAGCACACTCGATCACAATCTCCATTTTCATATAATCTCCCAACTGCTTATTCAGTTGGACGTTGGTGTCAATTTGCTCGTTGAGTTTTGTCTCCATCTCATCAAGCTCTTCAACGATGCCATCCAGCACGTTGAATTTCTCCTCGGGAACCTCAAAGTTATGTTCCATGAAGAGATTCTTTAGGCCAGAGAAGAACGACTCAGCCATCTCAGTCTTGATTCCGTGCTCAATGGCGAGTGTATTCTCGGTCATCCATTGTTGAGCAGCATAAGACAGATAGTCGTCTACTTTCTCGGCCAATTCTGTTTTGATGCTCTCTACCTCTTCGGTAAGAGTAGCTTCAAATGCCTCTTGGAGTGCCTTAACCTCAGTATTGACGCGAGCAGTTACTGCTGCCTCAAAGATGGTTACTGCTTTTTCTCTGAACTCTTCTGAGAGTTCTTCACCAGCGACAAGAGCGTCAACATCTTCACTAAAGTCGTACTGGGTTTCAGTGATTGTCTCTTCACTTTCTTCAGTCTCCTCCATCTTAGCGGATGCGTCACTCGGCTTTGTGCTAGGGACAGGTGCCTTACCTACTGACCTTGCAGCAGATGCTCCTGCATTTTTAGTGCCCTTTGCACCTTCTTCCGAATCGGTGGTGACATCGATTACCTTAGGTGCGCCGCCTTTCGAGGTGTCAATTTTTTCACCAGGCTTTGCATTCTTGGTAACGGCGTTAGAGCCTTCGGTCACTTCTTCCATAGAATCTAACTCTTTATCGAGGGTCTCAGACATTTGATATTCTCCGTTTGGCATTTGTTTGTCTATGTTTATTTATAAATTACAAACTCTTCAAAAACGCTTCAAACGCGGAAATTTTGCGCTCTTGAATGTTGATAAGAGTTGCTTGGTCGATTTCTTGTTTGATTTCTGCTACTGCAGACTCTTTAAGAATACCGTTATCCCAAACCCACTCTTTACCTTCCATAATACCGTCAACAAATGCATCGGGAGCAGAAGGATCTGCTACAATATCTGCAGCAGTTGCAAGCATAAAATCATCCATAACGACATTACAGTTATCTTCCTTGCGGATAGATCCCATGCCTCTAGATGAAACACCTAGACGCACACCTTCGTCTAAAAGATTTTTTGCGATGCTTCCCATAGGGGTGTCAAGTAACTTTGCCTTACCGATAAAGTTATTGCCATCTTCCTTAAGGGACATGATCTTGTGCGAAACACGATCAAGATTGATGGAAGGACCATCAGGATGACCCAACTCACCAAGAGCACGTCCTTTTTGGATGTAACTCTCATCGTATTTAGCAACTTCCCGTGCCAGAGTTTTCATGGGATACATTCTACCGTTGCGGTTTTTTAATTCCGCTTGCAGAAAGATACCTTCAATGAAGTAATTTTTCTTGCCTTCGTTTTCTTCGCAAAGAAAATCAACGGCGGTAATTTCTTCAGCTATCAGTCTCATCGGTAGGTTCCTCTTCAGTTTGTTGTGCTTCGGGTTGCTCCACTTCATCAGCGGGAGGGTCTTCTGGTTTTCTGCCATCAAACTCTACTTCCGTGGGAGCATCTGTGCCGTCTGGCATAGCGTCTGCCACTGCATCAGCAGAGTCCTGTGCAGTATCACCTAAATCAAAGCCCATTGTTTTGGCAAAATTCAGTTTCTGTTGTTTGATAAGATCAAACGTTGCACTATTCATAGCAGCGTTGGTTGCATCAATAGCATCTGCTTTTTGATCACCAAAAATCTTATCAACAATTTCTTTAGCAATATCAGAGGGCATGACAAATTAGATATAGTATATATTTATTTATTTATTTAAAACTCCGCCTTTTTTTCATCGGCGGGATCTGCAGATGCTACTTCTGCACCAGGAGCTCCTGGGAGTTGTGCTTCTTGTCCGCCCATGCCAGGATCCATAGATGGATCCATTTCCGCCATAGGATCAGCAATAAGACCTGCTTCCATTTCAGACTCGATTTGCTTGTCAATTTCTTTAATCTCAGTATCAGTTTGCTTGAGTACTTGACGACGCATGTATTCAATTGAGAAGTATTTACCAACGAATGGGTCCATAGTAGCAACCTGATTCATCCGTTCGTTGCGAATCTCAATCTCCTTCATTTCAGAGAAGTAGTTATCCGCAATGTAATCATATTGGATATGCTCTTTCATCTCTTCCCATTCTTCAATGGTGATGATACCTTTCAGAATAAGTTGAGTCTTCAGAAGATCTGTGAATAATTCAGAGAAACGCTTGCGGAGACGAGCAACAAACTTTTGGAATTTAACTTCGTCACGAGTGATCTCAGCAGCACGACCAATATTAAAAGTCGTTTCTGTTTCTAAACGTGATCCAGGCACGTTGAGTGACTTGTAGAGTTTCTTTTGGAAATACTTAACGTCTTCCAACTCACCAAGATTTTGACCACCAGGCAGAGTAGTGATTTCAGTGCCACGACCGCCTTCACGACGAGGAAGCCAGAAGTCTTCCAGCATTGACATAAACTTCTTGTCATCTTTGATCTCGCCAGTATTGGCATCATAGACAAGTTTGTTACGATAGCGACCCATAACTTCGCGGAGATATTGCTCTGCTTTAGTCTTGGGAAGATTGCCAACATCGATGTAGAAGATACGACGCTCAGGTGCTCTACTCAAACGGTAGATAACCAGAGAGTCTTCAATCATACGGAGTTGATTGACTGCCTTAATTGCCTTATGAAGGTGACTAAGAGTCATATTCTTATTCAGATCCATAATGCCACTGTGGACATAACAGATAGAATCAGGTGCAATCTTGAGACCTTGTGTAGTAGAATTCTTAAGACCCTTAGGATCATACAGGAAATACTCTACACTCTTAGGAGATAACTGTTGATTGAGTGGAAGACCTCTAAGTTGCTCAGGTCTCTTCTGCTCAGTCTCATTAATTTTACGAATCTTACGGGGATCGATATATCTCAACTCGATCAAACCACCATTGGGATTATCAGGGTCAATAACCTTATGGTAGAAAAGTCTTCCATCTACATACCAACGACGGAAAATTTCATACGAACGATTTTCAAAGTCAAGCAGACGAAGGATTTCGTCAAACTCTTCTCTGATTAATTTCTTGATCTTGTCAGAAACTTTGAGATTAGATAACTCTACCGCTACTGGCACGTCATCAAAGTTTCCGCAAATAGTTTCATTAACGATATCATCAACTGCACTATCACACTCTGGTTGTAAAACCATCTCGCGATAACGAGAAATCAGTTGATACTCATTACGAACTTGACCATCAAAGTCTACGGTATAACCGTAGTAACCACCACCCGAAACAGGTTGCGATCCATCTAGATTATCTTTCTGCACGAAAGAAGGCCCCTTGGGGGCCTTCTTCGCACGCTCTAGTGAAAAACCGAATAACTGGGACATTATATGATATTTGCTAATTACCCTGATCTATTTATCAGGGTAAAAAATCACTCGTCGTCGTCGTCGCTGGAATCTCTGGTGGAGGTTCCTTTTGCTACGGGCTTCCAGTATTGGACCTGTAATTCAACAGTGAATTCTTCGATAGCGTCATTGCTTCCGAAGTCCAGATCGATTGCGGAAATGTTGCTGGGGAATACGTCGATAAACTTATAAGTTCTCAGAGGTTGGGGTTTTCTGCCGTCTCTCAGATCTCTGGAAAGTTGATGGACATACATGTCAGCGAAGTAACCTGCAGAATCATCTGCGTTACCAAGCGTGCCAGCAGCAGTGAAGTTCTCGTTATATGCTTGAATCTTCTTCGCCCACTTTTCAAAGATCTTTCTGAGTCTGAAGTTACTATCATTCATGATAGTAATAGTCCAAGGTTCGAAGGTGCGATCACCAGCGATCTTCAGGACTCTACCTCTAAAAGGTACTTCAACAACACCGATCTGGGAAGATGGGAGATTTGCTGCCCTTACCGTGAATGCACCCAGTCTAGATGCGCCCACACCCTTAGCGATTTGCCCAGGGAAATTTAATTCTACTTCAAATAGATTAGGGCGTGCAAAGTCTTTTTTGACCTTGGCCTTAAACCTATCGATATTGCCTCTTTGAATTGCCATTGTTTCTTGTTGCCTCCGTCGTTAATATTTAGTAAATTAAAATTTTTGAGGGGTCCTCGCGGACCCCAAAAGATCAATTAGCGACTTCGGAGAAGGAAACGCCAGTCCGTGTTGCCACGAATGTCAGAGTAATGTAGTTGATAGTCCGCGTAGGCTTGATGAAGATTTCTGCGTAGAATTCTCCACGGTCTACAGATTCGGGAGGATTATTGGTTTCGTCACACTTGACGAGATAATCTGTGATACCCCGACGACCTTGGACATCGCGCAGGTAAGGCTCAACGATGTTGACAAAGAGTGATCTCTGTGCATCATCATTTTGCTCAAACAACTGCTGCTTAGCAACTTCACCGATGACTCTTTCAACAACAAGGAAGAGACGACGGACGTTGATTCTGTCGAATGCAGATGCAAATCCTTGTGCAGTCTTGTCACCGAAGAGGACAATACCTTGACCAGGGAAAGAAACAATAGGATTGATTCTGTTTGCATACAGGCGATCACGCTGTGTCTTATTGGGAGAGTATGCAAGTTTAACTGCATTTCTCAGGACACCACGTTGGAAACCTGCGGGAGAGAACCAAGGCTCTTCTTCCAGTGCAGTTTCGAGGATCAGTCCAGCAATGTCACCGTTGCAGGGGACATAGCGATAAACATCATTATACTTATCGTAGATATACTTGTAACCGCTGTCGAATACAACGTAGTTGCTGCTAGGCAGTTGGTTGAAGTAGTTTACGAGATTGGTTGTAACGGTAGTTGTGTTAGAAACACCGATAACATCAGAGCGCAGAGGCGATAAGAATGCCATGCAATCCTTACGGGATTCTACAATCGCGGTGAGTGTAGTTGCCTTTGCAATAGCAGATGCCTCATCAGATCCAGCAGGACCAGCGAGGATGTAATCAATAACCTGGGACTCAGGATCTTCAACCAATTCGTATGCAGTTGCGATATCTACATTGGAGACATCGTAAAGAGCACCAGATGCACTATAGTCTGCACCAGAAGCGAGACGATAGTAGAAGGTTGCGTTATTTACACTACCGATGGTGATTTCACCAGACGGGAATGCGGTGCTACCAGCAGCGGAGCGGAGCAGGTTGAAACGACGGTTTGCTGCAGCAGCACCCCAGTCACCATCAGATGCAGTAGCACTACCACTGAATGCTGCGGTCTCGTGGGATCCCCAGTAAACGTATTCGGAGCTCTGCTTCAGGACTTCCTTGTAGTAGTTAACTTCACCGATAGAAGTCTTAGCGTCAGATGCTTTGGAGACAGCGATGAAACGCTCAACTACTGCGCCAGGTTGACCAGTAATTTTGCCATCGATGTCAACTACGAGAATGTGCATCTCGTCATTCTCACCACCAACCGAGTTGGCATGGAGAGAAGTGCCAGGACGTGCAGCAACGTTGATCCACTTAGAACCAGGCAGATACTCACGCTCAGCATAGTCGTCACGGACAGAAGAGATTGCAACAGCAGTGCTAGATGTATCAGTAACGCTATCAGCACCAGCAAAGTCGATGCTTGAAGCATTCTTGCCGATGTAAAGACGACGCTCAATACCAGTTGCAGCAATGTCTGCAGTGTTAGTGCCCTGAGTGACGGTTTGACCATCAGCAAGGATACCAGTTACACCACCAGAAGGCAGAGCAATTTCCAGATACTTATTACCAGCATCGTATGCAACAACATCAACTGCTTCGGCAGATCCACCGATGCTGATAGTTGTGCCTGTGCCAGGTACGAATGTGCCAACGATGTTGGTCAGAGTCAGACGGATTGCATACTTGTAAACTTTACCAGCAGCACCAGAAGAAGCGGTAAGTGCCTCATCGTTAACAAATTCCCACTCGTTACCAGTTGAAGGTGCGGGGAGGACTGCAATCTGATCGGGACCAGCGTCAGTTACAAACAGTCCGAGGGAGTTTCCGAGAGCACCTGCATCACGAGCAGCATATTCCCAAGCGTTGCTGTTGCTGCTTTCGTATGTTGTCTCATACTCTTGCAGATTCTTGATCAGGGGAGCAGTGCCAGTGTTAACAGCATTCTTAAGGGAAGCAGCGTTAAGGCGAATTGCCTTCAGGACGCCACCATAAGAAAGAAACTGGGATGCTGTAAACCAGTACTCGTAGTTGTAGTCATTAGGCTCACCAAAAACTGCGGCGAGATCTCTTTCTGTAGATACTTCAAAGATTTCCTCAACGGGACCTTTGGTAAACGGTGCAGCAAGTACACCAACATTTAGTCCAACAGGTGTAGTTACTGCAGTAAGATCCCTTTCCTGAATAACTACCCCAGGAGATAGCTGATTGGATACACTCATGTGGAAACTCCTAGAATTGTGTCAACGATAGTCTAGGATTATTTATATTTTTGAAACCTTACCTGTACTCCCACATATAGGATCTATCTCCGTATTCTGCGGTTTGCCACACATCACCTTGCGCGTCTGCAAAATACTCATCACCCAAACCATCGTCCATAAATCCAAATGGTGCCATGTCCTGATCTATGTTATCTTTTTGATCTTCATAGATTCTTTGGCGGACATCGTTGTCATGCAATTCTTTGAAGTATGGTTGCATTGCCATCCAAGCAAAAATAACCATGCACATTGCGAGGTCATCATTACATCCTTCTTCTGCTTGGAATGATACTCCCTTTTGAATAAAGGTTGTCAACTCTGCAATACAATCATAGTCATTCAATAAGAATTTATCATCTTCAAGCAACACCTTCAAATTGGAGCATCCAATTTGTTTAGTTGCTGTAGACATTTTGATTCCCATTTGAGTCTTCTTACCAGAAAACCCTTGACCAAGTTGTTGACCAGCACGTCCTCTCATTGCACACATTAAGAGGTTATCGTATTCAAGATCATATTGAATAATATCAGCAACTTGTCCGCCAACATCATTTACTTCTACTAATACAAATGCATGATTATAATTTTTTGCTACATCTACAATGATGTTTGGAAATAGAATTGGTTTAATATCATTACTTCTATATTTTGCTACCAGTTTATATGGTATCTCTGTTGTATCTATAACAAGAAATGCTGAGTAGTCTCCAGATACTCCACGAGATACATCAGCAGTAATTACATAACTGTGACCTTCCTTGCAATTTTCATACAGTGCAAGTCCATTCCTTTCTTTGATTGGATCTCCATATACCATTGTCCTCAACTTAGATGGACTAATAAGTGTATCGACAGATCCTAAGAATTCGCATTCAAACTCAACTCGGAATTGTTGCTCCGACGTGTTTTTGATTGTCTGCTCTTTCCACGCTGCATCTCTACCTGGCACTTCTGACCAGTGGACTTCTGTTGGAATATATTCATTTGCTTTACGCTCGGCATCATGCCAGAGTTTGTAAAACATATTCATCCCGTGAGGGGTAGAGATGATAATAACTTTGGTAGATTTACCAGATGAGATAGTAGGATAAACAGAACTGAAAAACTGGTCAGCAACATGATTCGGAACGAAAGCGAATTCGTCCAGAAAAATGACGTTAAAAGACATACCCCTGACGGCACTAGCAGAAGTA